ATGGTTCTTTTTACCCCAAAAACGCCACAGAAAGCCACTATCGGCTCGAAAAGGATGAGAATGAGTCATGACGGCTGAAAACGGCTCTATCGGGCTTATACAGGCTCAGGAAGGGGTAGTAGAACCGCGTTATGGCTCACAAGTGCCTAGAATCATGTCTCCAAGCTTAGATTTACCTTCTAGAGGTCAAGAAATGATCGACTTCTGTAAAGAGATTGGCTTTCCGCTTCTACCCTGGCAAGAATTGCTCGCAATGGAAAGCTTGAAATATAAAGCAGACGGCAGATGGGCACATCCATTAGTGGGGATCATGTTGCCACGCCAACAGGGTAAGTCTACATTCATGGCGCTTCGAATCTTGTTTGGCATTTATCGGCTGGGCGAGAAGATGCATTTAGCCACAGCTCACAAACTTACTACCTCATCTGAAATCTTTTTTAAGGTAGGTCAGATGATTGATGACTCTCATATTTTGCAAGAGAACTTCTCTAAGAAGTACGAATCGAAGGGAAGCCAGGAGATCCGCTTCAAGAATGGCGCTCGCTACCTAATTAGAGCAGGTAACTCAGCAGCTCGTGGTATTGCAGGCCCAGATGTAATCCATATTGACGAATTGCGCGAGTTCGATACAGAAGATGTTTGGTCATCGATGCGATTTACTCAGATGAGTAATAAAAACCCGCAAGCCTACTTCTATAGCAATGCTGGCCATGCTGGATCTGTCCTACTGCTCAAATTTAGAGAGCGAGGACTAGCTGCGGCTAATGGGGCACAAGATTCTATTGGCTGGTTTGAGTGGTCGGCCGAACCTGGTGCTGCGGTCGATGATAAAGAAGCCTGGTATCAAAGTAACCCATCTTTAGGCCACACAGTTCACGAGGACAATATCAAGGACAGTTTGTCAGACCGTGAAGATATATTTAGAACCGAGATCCTTTGCCAATTCGTTTCGATGATTAACCCAGTTATCTCAGAAGCCGAATGGAAAAAGTGCAAAGATGATTCTTTCAAGCTTGACCGTGAAAAAGATACTTGGATGGCTATTGATTTAAGTCCAGACAGAAAACACGCAAGTCTCGTGGCCGGCCAGCGAATCGATGGCGATAGGTTCATGGTGGCACTTTTGCAGACTTGGTTTAATCCAGTCTCGATCGATGACAAGCAAATGGCCAACGATATTGCGCCCTGGGTTCGAAAGTTCCCTGTTAATTATGTGGCCTATTCGAAATCAACGGCTGGAGCAGTTGCAGCTCGATTAGCGCCAGCAGGTATTCCTGTTTATGAGATCAATTCCCAGGACTATCAACAAAGTTGCGATGAGTTTGTCTCGGCTGTCTCTAGCGGTCGTATTGTTCATGAAGGCCAAGAGGAATTAGATAAGCAAGTGCTATCGGCAGTAAAACTACAAAGAGGCGATGGCGGTTGGGTTATGGGCAGAAAAGCCTCTGGCATAATCTGTGGAGCCGTATCGGCTGCAATGGTGACACATTTTGCGACACGAGCAGAAACAGAAGTTGATATTCAAATAGGTTAATGGTAGGGGTTTATAGTGTATAATTTCTGCAATGGGAATCAAAGAGATCTTTATACCGAAGTCTGCTCCTGAGCAAATCACAGTTGATGCGGCATCGGCACCAGCTCCATTTAACAACACAGCATCATTTAACCCATTCAGTTTTACACCATCAACAGCAACACGCGGACAGGCTATGGCAGTTCCGACTATTGCTCGCGCTAGAAACATTATCTGTTCGACTCTTGCAGGATTGCCATTAGAAGTTTATTCAAAACTCAATGGATCTCATGTTCCAGCACCAGCAGTAATTAACCAACCAGATCCACGAGTTCCAGGTTCAGCAATTTATGCTTGGCTCGCTGAAGATATCTGGTTAAATGGAATTGGGTATGGTCAAGTCCTCGAGCAATATGGAGACACAGGACGAGTTCGCGCATGGACTCGTGTTGCACCAGATCGTGTGACACCAAAGTTAAATCATTTGCAAACAGAGATTGTTGGCTACCAGGTAGACGGTTCAGTAGTTCCAAATCAAGGCGTTGGATCTTTAGTCGTATTCTACGGATTAGATGAAGGCTTACTTAACAGAGCAGGTCGCACAATTCGCGCAGCTCATGCATTAGAGCAAGCAGCAGAAACATTTGCTAAAGAGCCTGTTCCTTTGCAAGTATTAAAGTCAAACGGTACAAATCTTCCAGCAGAGCGCATTTCAAAACTTCTTGAATCATGGAGAATGGCAAGACTAAACAAATCAACTGCGTTTCTAAATGCAGATGTTGAATTGCAGGCGTTGGGCATCGACCCCGCAAAACTACAGCTGAATGAAGCTCGTCAATATGTCGCGCTCGAATTGGCTCGCGCCTGCAACCTTCCTGCATACTTCGTAAGTGCTGAAACTACAAGCATGACTTATAGCAATGCTATTTCAGAGCGTAAAGCACTTATTGATTTTTCTATGAAGTATGTTTTAACAGCCATTGAGCAAAGGCTCTCCATGCCAGATTTTGTAAGTTCAACCACAGAGGTTCGCTTCTCGTTAGACGAGTTCCTTCGTGGAGATCCATTACAGCGCGCTCAAGTCTACGAAATTCTGAATCGAATTGGCGCAATGAGCGTTGAGCAGATCCAAGAAGAAGAAGATTTGATTGATAACAAGGAGAACAGCTAATGAAGATAACAATGCCAGTAACACTAACAGCAGCAGATGCAGAATCTCGCATTATCGCTGGTCGCATCGTGCAATGGAACGCTGAAGGCAACACTTCAGCAGGCCGCACAATGTTTGAGCCTAATTCAATTAAATTTGCTAAAAATACGAAGCTAGTACTTCAGCACGATCAAACTCGTCCATTAGGAAAATTGATGGAGTGGTCAGAAGATGAAACAGGCATCACAGCATCATTTAAGATCGCAAAAACTACAGCAGGCAACGATGCACTAGAAGAAGCCGCAACAGGGCTTCGTTCAGATTTTAGCGTTGGCGTAGATGTTGAGGACTGGGATAACAAGAATGGCGTTATGGCTATTAGCGCATCCAAGCTTATCGAGGTAAGCCTTGTCACAGACGGAGCAATATCCTGCCGCAGAAACGGTAGAGGCTGCTAAGGTTGAAGTAAAGGCTGCAACAGCACCTTACACTTCAGTCAAAGTTCGTAACCCAATCGTGGATAAGGCTTCTTATCTCGAGCACTCAGTACGCGCCTCTCTAGGTGACGATACTTCAAAGATGTATGTTGCAGCAGCAGCAGACACAACAGACAACGCAGGACTAGTTCCTACCCGTCAGCTAACAGAAGTCATCAACGGCATCTCAAACGCTGATCGTCCATTCATTGATTCAATCTCTCGCGGTGCATTGCCAGATGCAGGAATGACATTTGAAATTCCTAAGATCACAGTTGCTCCAACAGTTGCAGTAGCATCTGAAGGCGGAACACCATCAGAAACAGACCAAAACGCAGCGTTCGTTTCTGTGAGTGTTCAAAAGTTCATTGGCCAGCAGACATTTTCTCTAGAGCTTCTAGATAGGTCTAGCCCAGCATTCTTTGCTGAGCTTGTTCGTCAAATGGAGTTCGCATACGCAAAGGCAACAGATGCAGCAGTTGGTACTGCTCTAATCACAGGTGGAACAGATGGCGGAAACCGCGCAGCATTTACAACAGGCGCTCTAGTCGCTGATTTCGTTTCAGATGCAGCAGTTTCAATCTACAAGGGCACACTTGGATTCGCGCAGAACATCGTAGTTTCTCCTGAACAATGGGGCGCATTGATGGGCTTGGTCGATGGTTCAAACCGTCCAATTTTCCAGCAAACAATCAACCCACAGAATGCAGGCGGAGATCTAACTGCAACAGCAGTTCGTGGAAACCTACTTGGTCTAAACCTTCGCGTTTCACGCGCATTGACAGACACAGCAGGACTTGGAGATAACACAGCAATCGTTATCAACCCAGATGCTTACACATGGTACGAGTCACCTCGTCTATCACTACAGACAAATCTAATCTCAACAGGTCAGGTTCAGGTCGGATACTACGGTTATGGCGCAATCGCTACAAAGCTTGGCGCAGGCGCATACCGCTACATGGTTTCATAAAAAACCATTAACTAATCATGGGGGGGCGGTTGCTCCCGATCGCCTCCCCAGCCGTTTAACGAGAGGAATTGGAAATGGCAACAATAGTCACACCAGCAGAATTACGCTCTGTGCTTGGCGTTTCCAATTCCCTCTACAGCGACAGTTATTTAACAGATGTGATAGACACAGCTGAGGCAGTTATCTTGCCTATGCTTGTCAAGTACTCAAGTCCTATCGACACAGTTACATTGCAAGACAATATTGCAACATATGGAGTTCTAGGCGATAACAATTTTAGCGAGGGTCAGAGCGTAGTCATCACAGGCGTAGGATCCCCATTTAACGGAACATTTACTATTCTTGAATCAAGCAATATTGACATCGAGGACTTTATTGTTCGTTCAAGTTCACGCATCTATTTAGACGGTGCTTACAGAGAATTTAACGGATACTTTACTGTCGCAATTACAGGCGCAGATGTTACCGAAAGAAAAGTAATTCCTTCAGGCTTGGCAACTCTTTCAGGCGCTTCAACATATGTTGGAAACGCAGCCGTAGAGTCAGCAGTTCTAGCAGTATCAGTAGAAGTATTCCAATCCCGTATCGCTCCTGGTGGACAGATCGAAGGCGTAGACTTTACGACTGTTAGCCCATATCGCTTAGGCCGCAGCTTGTTCAATCGAGTGTCAGGACTTCTCGGAGCGTTTATCGATACCGATTCAATGGTGCAGTAATGCCAGCATCAACAATTCTTGACACAGTACGCCAGCCTTTAGCAACAGCCTTTGCAAGCGTTGCAGGCAATGTCTATGCCTATGTGCCAGAGGCTCCTATGGTTCCTTTTGTAGTGACTGTTCCAGATTCACCATATTTAGAGCTTGAGACTATTAACAAGTCTACGCTCCACATCAAGATCAATTTAGTTATATCAGTAGCCGTTGCTTATAACAGCAACCCTGCATCGCTCGACAATCTCGAGCAGCTCGTCATAAGTGTTCTGAAGGTGATCCCAGCAGGGTACACAGTCGGAGCGGTTGAAAAACCAACAGTAACTCAAGTCGGCCCTTCTAATGTGTTGGTCTCCGATATCAGAGTTTCTACCTACTATACACAAACAAACTAAAGGATAAATAATGGCAACCGTAGTAATTACAGGGCGCGATGTTTCTCTATCTTTCACAGGTGGAACAGATATCGAAGCACAAGCAACAAGCGCAGTTCTAACAAAGACAAATGTTCGTGAGACATACCAAACTCTCGATGGCGAAGCTTACAAAACCGTCAATGTTGAAGGTGAGTTTGCTCTTTCAATGCTTGCAGACTGGGGTAAGGCAAACTCAGTTTGCGAAGCTCTATGGACAGCAGCAGAGACTGCACCAGATACAGACATCAGCATCACACTAACAGCCGCAACAGGCGCTCAATTTGTATTTCCAATTAAGCCAGAGTTTCCAACAGCAGGAGGCGCTGGAACAGATGCTCAGACTGTAGACTTTACATTCAAAGTATCAAAGGGCGAAGTCACAGAGACATTTAGCTAAAAAATAGAAACGGGAGCAAACAATGCAACAGCAAATAACAATTAAATATAATGATGGATCTGAAGATACCTATCAAGTCAGGCCACCAGATTATGCCAAGTGGGAAATGGCCACTAAAAAGGTCATTTCTAACTTTGGTGGTATGTGGGATATTTTGTATGTAGCTCATTCAGCAATGAAGCGAGATGCAGGCGGAAAGCCCGTAAAGCCATTAGAGATTTGGATGGAGACGGTGGCAGATGTCGAGGTGGGAAGCGATGACCCAAAAGCCATCCAAGAGGAAGCGTAAGCCGACTCTTAGTTGATCTGGCAATAGCGACTCAGATCCCTATG